ACCGGCGTACCGGCACTTCCAGAACTGTCGCCCGGATCACCATAGTAGTCATAGCTTGGTGGGGGGCTGTAGTCCGGTACCGGAGAAGAGGGTACGGTGTATTCATTTCCGGCAGGAGGGCCTGAGTCGTCTCCGGGATCACCATAGTAATCATAGCTAGGAGGTGTGTAGTCTGGAGAGGGCGCAGCAACTGCATTTCCGCTATCGTCAAAGAATTCTGAGTAATCATACGCTGCCGCTTCTGGGGGTACGCCTGATTCTATGAGTTCTATAACATCATCAGTGGCAGTTCCCTCGCTATAGCCTGAGTCTGAACCATCAGGATCAAGCTTTCCACCAGCTACTTCTGTGGTTGGGTTTAGGTCTAGGAGTTTGTTTATAAGTTCTCTTCTTTGAGCAGCAGTTATACCCTCTGGCAATACACCTGAAAGCACATATCCACCAAAAGGTCCGGGTGATACGCCTACAATTTTTCCGTTTACCATGCCTATGCCGTAACCCTTTTCACCGCCCAGCATGCTTGTTTGTATGTTTTGTAGGTTCTTCTTGGATATGGCTGATCCCGCAGCAATAAGTGGATTAAATCCTAGAGGGGATATAGCTGCTCCTAATTGCTTATCCATACCCACAAAGTTATCATCAACATACCCAGACATGCCTGTTACGTTTAACGAGCCTGAGTATCCACTTGTCCCTCCACCATCATCACTGCTGCCGCTACCGGCTGATGAGTACGATGCGGGATTTGTGTAGTCTGGCGTGGGACGAAAACGATCACTGATATTCATTCGTTCTTCGTTGTCAAACGGACTAGGACGAGCCACAGTGGGCCGCGTCACGCCGGGAGTCGTTCCCAACAACGCACCTGATGCAATATTTTTTAAAAACTGTGAAGCCATTACTCTTTTGCTCTTATTGCTGCATCATAATCAGCCTTGAGGCCCTTGATCTGTTCCAGTGAAGTTATCCTCCCCTGCAGACGGAACACTTCCAGTTCCGATTGTGCCGCCACCAACGCCCGAAGCGTCATCTGGATTTGCTCCCGGAGGTACTCCTCCAAGCTGTCCCACGCTTCCTTGTTCGCCACCAGCGGGCTGACCTTGCTGGCTTGCTTCTTGTTGAGCATTGGCTAGTCCTTTCAACATCTCTGCAAAAATCTGTGCCTCATTCATGTCGTTTACGAGGCTGTCCGGATCGATGTCCTGTGCTATGGCAAGTTCACGCATGAGGTTCGGAATCTTGATGAATGGTGCCAGCATCGGATTTGATACGGTCTGCAACAGGGTGGTAAGTCTCTGACTGCGTACTTCCTTCTGCATTACTGCAGCTACACCGCGAGGCTTGATCTCCAGATCGCCCTCAATCTCCGGAGAGGACTCGTTGAACTGCATGTTCCACTGAAAGTATGCCTCACCCAACGGCTTGAGAAGCTGATCATCTATGTTCTTGATGACTGTCTTCAGAGACAAGCTGGCTCCACCCAGCAGCATAGACAGACCGGATGCTGTTCGTCCTGTGCCTGTTACGCCTGTCTGGCCGTGCATAATCGACGGCAGTCCCGTCTCTTCGTCAGCAAGCTGACGGCTGATCTGATACATCTGAATGTTCTCAGGTGCTGTGTTCGGAAACTTAAGGCCGTTGATTGCTGTGCCGGTAACGCCTGACTGCCTGCGGAATATCTTGCCGGGAAAGATATCCATGTTTTGACCGGGTACGAGGCTTGCTTCATCCACGTCAAACACAAGGTTGCCAGCGAGGGCAAGGTTGTCAATTGCCATGCGAACGTGACCGTTCATCAGCAACTGCGCGTCTTCCATGTTCTCTGCTACGCCAACGCCCCACACTTGATAGGGATTGATTTCGTATGGAAAGACTTGATAGGGTATGCGGGCTGGTGTAAACGGGTTGAGGACACAGCGAAGGATCATCGTCCCACACGCCCAGATATTTACCTGTACCTGCTCGAACTCACTCATGTCGCTAGGAACATCTAGGCCCGCTTCTTGTGCTAGTTTAGCATCTAGGAAGCCCCAATATTCGAGGACTTCGTATCGGCTGTCACCTACGTAGGGTTCTGTCTCTTCTTCACGGATTGTATCTTCGTAGTATTTGTCTTCGTAGTTAGGACCCTTCGCAAGACACTCTTCAATAACATCGGCGTAGAAGTGTGGCTGTGTTATCAAGTTACGAAGCTGCTGCCGATTCATGCGGTGACGTTGAATTACGTATTCGCAGTCTTCAATGCTTGTAGCAGAGGGGTCAGGGTGAAAGTCCCACGGAGACACATGCTCAATACGGGGAACAATACGCTCATAGGGACTGTATGTGCGTCCCTCTGGGCCGTTCTCCCAGCGGTGTACTCGTTTGTAGTGATTAAATGGTCCCTTGACGATTCCTGTGCCCAAGAGTGCAGACTCGAAAATGGCACTGCGTAGTACGTTTACTGCGCGAGTGTCGAGAAGCTGATCGTGAACCATCTTCTCCATGTTGAGTGCAGCAGTCTGGGCAGGTTTAATTTGGGGTTCACCCATAAGGGCTGGTCCCTCAGACAAAGGGGCATCTCCGTACTTACCCGCTAAACCACCCAAGAAATCTCCAGATGGTGTAGCTTGCGTAGCACCAAAAGGAAGTTCCCTCCCGTCACCAGCAAACCCGTAAGGGTCTTCTTCTGGCTGCATCTGATCTAGGGGAGTTGTGAGGTGAGCAAACTCCGATATACCCTCCGGTATAGGAGTAGGCTCTATGACCAGTGGAAACTTTTTGTTTGCAAATAGGATGTCTACAATCTGTCCGTACGCAGCAAGAACCTTAGTCTTGGTAATCTTAATAAATACCTTCGACTTCTCACTGTCACGGTACTGCGTAGTCGAATCGTAGATACCACGAAAATTCTTATACGCTTTCAGCCAACGCTGCTCGTATGAGAATCGTCCGTTCTCTGCATCATCAAACTTAGTCTGAATGTACGCAGCCAACCCCGGCATCTGTTCTTCGGGTTCGACGAGAGGTACGGCGGTATCATCCGCAGGTTCCAAAAAGTTATCAGCCATGTCGCTTCCTTAGTAGTCGCGTTCGTCTGCCATCTTAAACAGTGAAGCCTCTACAGTTGGCTTGGTTTGCTTCTTAGGCATAGCTTCGATCATCGGGCCAGTTACGACACGACCATCGAACTCTAGGCTTTCGCGATAGAGTTGTGTTGCACCCTCGTCCTTATCAACGCTGGTTTTGTCTGCGTTCATAATGTACGATGCACCGTAGTTGTAGTTATTACCGGGCATTCTTGCCTCCGTTGTATGGTTGTTAGCGGACTACGCCGCCGTAGAGAAACGATGGTGCTTGGCCCATCGCGGTTGCTTCCCCTCGCATCGCGTTGGCGCGGGCTTCGGGAACTGGTACGAACCCTTGTGCAGCCATGTCAGGCGCAGGGGGTGCGGGATCGGGAATGTTTGGGGCCGGTGCGTCTGCAGCCTGCTGGCTAAAATCTATTCGAGGAACCATGCCCAACACAGAAGCCATCTGAAGTGCCGTTTTGCCTGCTCCTTCCGGATCAGCAACAGCACCCGTGACCATCTCGCCAACAACTCCTGCGCCGCCGCCCATGCGAGACACAAAGCTGTCTTCAGGCTGTCCCGTCAATTCTGATACAAATCTCTGGCCTTTTTGCTCCGCTATGTCATAGCTTTCTTTGTCTACAACACCGCCAATCAAATCAAACAGAGGACCGGGAGCCTTTTGTGCAAATGCAAGTCCTGTGGTTGCTGCAGCTATAGCACTTGACTTGAGGGTCTTCTTAGCTGAAGAAAACTCTTCCGCCATGTCAGCTAGAAAGTCATCAAACATTCCTGCTGATTGTTCTTTTTTTGCCGCCGCCGCTGCTTCTCTACTTTGATTTTTTGCAGCAGCAAGTGCCTCACTTTTAGCTACAGCCTGATCAATTTTTTCTTGATCTATACTTGCTCGTGCTTCTACAGCAGCACTTTCGTCAAGAGCAGCCTGCAGATCAGAAGCTGCTGCACTCGCTCTTAGTTCAGACCGCCTAGCATTTCTGACTTCATCAAGGAGTTCAACATCAACTTCAGTAAGTGGCCCTACATTTTGATTAGCAGCAGTAGGAACAACATCAGAGCCACGAGGTAAAACTTGAAGTTTAGGTGAACCTACAGCAGTTAAGTTGCTTGCAGAAACATTTAAACTAGCTGGCAGTTCATTTAAAGTTTCTAAGCCCATTACTTCGGCCATCATATTGTGAAGACCGTTTAGGGCTTGTCTTTCCGCACTTCCCTCACCTGTTTCAATCGGGGATATGTAATTTGCGGCAGTCATTTTTTTGACTGACCCCATCATCTCATCGTAAGAAGCATGCCCCATAACCGTACTTACAGTTATGCCCATGTTGAGTTCGCCAACCATAAGAGACGGAACAATTTTACGTATATCACTCGCACCAACAAAGGGACGAGGTTTTCCCCCTCCTAATATCTTTTCGTACTGCTTAAATTGATCCCGTATTCCACCAGATACTTTTGTGGCAGCGGTCATTTGTGCTGTTGTTCTATCAAATATTACAGACTGGCCATTTGCTACTGCTTCAGCGTGTGCGTCTCTGAGTATTTCTAGGGCAACTTCGGGAAGTTGAATTGCCCCCCTAATTTTTTTGCCTCTTCTCCACTCTTCTTTAAATTGGCCTGTTTCAAAATCAAAATCATCTATGCCTATTTGTCCCACTTCTCCCGGACGAAGAGGCACAAGAAAATTAAACGCTACAGCAGCACGAGTTTGAGGGTCGGGAATTGCATTGATGCCTTTAATAAATGCCGGTATAGCATCTTGAGCAGGAGGAACAGCTTTGGGCTTCACACGAGACTGCCCAGCTTCGCTAGTACCACGAGGCTGCACAGCAGTAGCCAATTCTAGTTCATACGCTCTTCCTGCTGTTCCGTATCCAATTTTATACGAATACTCCGCACCTTCTTCGGATTGTGCAGCAAGTTTACGAAGTTGTTGTTCAGCAGCCCCTAGTTCAACAAACTGTGCATTTTTGCCTTGCTCATTAAGATCACGAAGAAATTTATCAGTAGATACTGTTGACCAGTTATCATCTAGGTCGTATCCCATCGATTTAATTCTATTTAGTGTAGAACCGGGATTTTTCCGAATAGAAAGTGCCTCACGGATGGTAAGCGTACCATCTGCGGCTTTTGCACCTATTTCAATATTGCTTGCCATCTAGTACCCGAATACTTCGTCTTGGACTTGGTGAACCTGATTCTTGATCGCACCTAATTGTTTGTGTATCGAAGCGTAGCCACTCATGCGTGTCATCATTCCATAGCGCAGGGCATCGTATGCGTGATCCTCTGCCTTCGTATCTACGTCTTCGCTGTTCGTCTTAGAGAGGGGTATGCCAGCGATCTGCTTAACGATGTTCTGACACGAAGAGAAGAAGCGTAGACGTGGCTCCTCTGTGTAGGGATCGTCAGCGAGGCGGCGGTGTATCTCCATCTTCCCCTGAATACGATTGCGGTCTGATGGTGTCCAACGCACACCCTCCCGCATCATCACCTCTGCAATTGACGGCCCGAAACCCGTCTTGTTCCAGCATGACGAGTCGAGGACCGTGTAGTGAGGTAGCGGGTCTAGTTGTTCCGCTTCTTGTATTCTACCAGCTAGTTCCTCTGCTGTCAAGTGTTTTTGATATAGTTCTCTGTATATCCAGATATTGTTGTCCCAGTCGATTGCACCCCAGAGAACGCAGGATGGTGCTGCGTATCCGTAGTCGGCCATTCTGATGCGCGGCCAGTTCGTCGGGAGTTCGAATGGCTCTACGACATGCTTGGTTCGTGAGAACTCTGGGAAGGCTGCACCCTCTGCTACGTCCCAGTCGCCCTCGAGGAGACGCTTACGCTCGACTTCCGGCAGTGATCTGAGCATCGCCTCGTATTGGCCGTCTGCCATGAGGTGAGGATTGTCAGTCAAGCGGGCAGGGACGAACTTGCGGAAGAAGAGGGGCTGGCCCTCCTTCTCGTGTCCCTTCGGCCAGAGGAACGGCTTGTGTGTTTCTATATCGAAGGCAGGAAAAGGCTTATTCTCAGGTGTTCCTTCGATGTAGGTTTTCTTGACCCACCAACCACCCACTCCTCCGGGGTTGGCTGTGCAGCGCATGTACAGGTGTTGCTGGAGTTCAGGATCAGTAGTACGAAGGCGAGAACGCAGGTAGTCCCACACATAAGGCGTGGGGTATTGTGTAATTTCATCGATGCCAATCCAGTTGAATGCCTGTCCCTGAAAACGAGTTACGTCCTTGTCCTTATCGAGATAGGTGAACCAGATGGTTGCGCCGGAGGGGAAGACCCACGTAGACTTCGACTCACGAAACTTCGCACCGGGGAACGCTTTCGTGTATAGCTGGCGTGACTTGTCGATCAGTTCGGTCAGTTCGTCGAGAGTACGCCTAAGAAGAAGCCCACGATGATTAGCGTTGTGACAGAAGCGCAGAGGATCGGCCAAGAGAGCGAAAGATTTACCGCCCCCGGCTGCACCACCATAGAGAACATCCCTTTCACCCGCGCTGAGAAACTCTTCCTGTGGTCCCTCATTCGGACGAAATACGATTTCACTGTCTTCAACCAAGTCCGCAACGGCTGCAGGTAGATCATCCAAATCTCCTTGATCAATGACTGTCGTATCCTTACCAACAAGGGCCTTCTCCACTTTTCCTATCTTGTCTTCGAGTTTGCGGGCGTAGCGACGTTTGTCCTCCGCTGCCTTTGTTGTCTTGGCTGCACGACGCTTCGCTCCGTTGAGTTTCTTTTGGGCAGCACGTCGGGCACGTTCCTTTATAGACAGGTTGTACGTGGCTTTGGGTGCGTTGGGGTCACGCTTTGGTCTACCGGCTTTTTTCGGCTGACTCACTGGCTTTCCTTCCACGCGCTGTGCCTATACGCTCACTGAGAAGACTAGAGAACTCAGAGCCTGTCATACCCTGTGGTACGCGCATTCCGTCTCCTCGCTTGATTGCTTCATCGATAGCCTTTTGCGTATCGTATCTTTTTAGTTTTCCGTCGATCATACGTAGTGTAGGTGCTACGTACATCACGCCATCCACTTCATAGTCTACAGTACGGACTGTTTCATTGTCCTTAGTAGTAGGCGTGGACGGGTCCATAGCCCTGTACAGCCAGTCAGCCATCAATAACTACTTCTTTCTTTGGGGGGAGCAGGACAACGCCGTGTACTGCAGTTACATTGTGGTTGATTGTCTCCGCCTGCTTCACTCCTACGCGATTGAGAAGGCTCTCAGCAGCCTTGAGACGCAGATCATCACCGCGTTCGGGGGCGGGGTTGTCAATTGTGTCTACGAGGCGTGTAGCAGCCTTGTAGGCGTTCATAGACAGGATGTCTTTCGTGCGATCTACGATCTCTTCAGCGAGGGTTTTGCGTAACCAGACTGCGCTGCCCTTCGAGTAGCCCGCATCTACGGCTGCTTGGGTCACATTCCCTCCGTTTTCGAAGAGAATGTCGAGGAACTGCGTCTGTTGGGGCGTGAGTTCCCGCTTTTTCGGTGTTTGTTGGGGTAGGAGGTTCATAATCTAGGTGGATTCCTGCGGGCCGGTGGCGCATTGGGCACCGACGATGATCATTCCGGGTGTGACACGGCGTATTTCGCCTATCATCTCGACGGCACGGGTACCACACTCGCCCTTGTCGAGGTAGGGACCCCGTTTGTCGGTGAATTGTGTGCAGTCGTTGGGGCTGTGGAGCCAACATGCAAGTATCATGGCGGTGAACATCGGTGTTTCCCGTGAAAAAAGGAGGAGTGAGTCGCATTCATGTCCGATACCACTGATTGTATGACGAAGTAATTTTCGTTGTGGGGTGGTTCGACATAAAAATGCGGCTCACGTCAACAGTATAGGTACTTTTTACATGTGTGTCAACTTTTTTTCTTGACAAAATTA